TTACTTTCTTTATTATAATCAACCTAGACAATAAATAAACAAGGGGGGGGGGGGTCACTTCAAAATAAAAAAAATAAACCCTAGTAAGGAGGACTATTAGATGTATGATATAGTAACAGCACAAGAGTTAAAGAACATTACAGATAGTGATATATTAAAAGAGGCTAACACCGAAGGGATAATTAAGGGGAAGGTTCAGTGTATAGCTAAAGGATTAGTAGAAGGTAAGTACAAGGTGCCAGATATATACCAGCTACTAGTTACATTGAGTAAGACTAGAGCAGAAGGAACGCCGCCGATAGACTTAGAGGAAAATAAGAAGATAAGGGCTAAATATGGCACCAGTGATTATATGTATTATACTATATTCATGGGGGCAATACAGAATCATCCTTTAATAAATAGGATGTTAGCAGATTATGATAATATAGTGAGTAATAGTATGAATAAGAATCAAATAGGAATGGATAATAAGGATAACCCAAAGTTAATAAGAAAAGGTGAATTAAGTGTAGTGAGGGATAAGCTAGGGAATGTGCTAGTGTTTATGAAGGGCAGTCTGGCTGGATATATTAGTACAGAGGAAGGGAGTGTTATAGAGTGGAGTAAGGCAGTTAGTAGTAAACATTTACCAGTTGTTGGTAGGCTTATTAAGCAGTTAGGTAATACGGAAGTAGAGTTAGAACAAGTAGAACAAACCAACCAAATAGAAAATAAAGAGGAGGCATTACCATGGTAGATGTAGTAGACTTAACAAACATAGAGCAAGTGAAGATTATTCCTAGTGTGGGAAGAGTGTTAATAATAGCTAATATAAACCACCGTGAGAAAAGGATGATTCAAGGCTATGATAAAGTAGGCAGGTTGATAGTATCACAGAGTTGTAATAAGGATAAACCGATATGGGTTAGTGGAGTCAGTCCTCAAGCTAAAAGTCTATTCACTAATTGGATTAGAGAGGAGTTAACTAAAGATACAGAAGAAGGAATGAGGGCTTATGCAAATGGTTAGTATAATAGATAGTAATAAGAAAATATTGCAGATAGAACTAGAAGCACAGCAGCAAAGGAAATTAACTATTGTGAAAGAGAAGCTGAGAGTAGCACAACTAACGCCGGATGAATTATATAAAGAGAAGCGGGATAGGGCTGCTAAGTATAACAGGGAAAGGAAAAAAAAAGAGGATAAGATTAAACAAGCTAAGCTAGACCAAGAGGAGGAGGCTAAGCTAATGGAGTTATGGGAAGACAGTGAAGTAGAGGGAGTAGATAAAGATTTGCTGATAGAGCTTGCAGCTATAAGGGATAAGCGATAAGGGCTAATAGGGAAATATTCGACGGATAAAAAAGATAGACGGATTGACGGATTTATGATAGAATGACTTGTGATTTTAGGTCACAAATTTATGACTGGTGCGTATCACTATATAATAACGCACCAGCAAAGGACGGCTACAATATGACTACTATGATGAACCTTAAAGAGCTGAAGATGCTTGCAAGTAGTATTAGGCTACACCGCAAGGGTAACTATACTGAAATAATACTACAAGGTGAAAGAGAAGGCTTAATGGTATTAGCCTACTCTTACACTGATTTAATAGGACTTGTTGCTCCTAATAAGGAAACATGGGTTAGGGAACACTTTATCTCACACGCTACTAGTCAGCATATTAATATGTTTAAGGTAGCATGGGGGATTAAGTAATGAGTAGTATAGTATGTAAGAAAACAGGTATCATAATAGAAGTAAACGATGACATGCTAAGTGAGCCTACCGCTAATGGTATGCTATTCTTTCTATCCCATCCATTATCAAGCTATTCACAAGTCCATAGTACGTTTCGCTATGCGGAAACTAAAGGTGGCAAGTACAGCCACGACCGCTATCGCCCATTACTAGCAGGCTCTATCCTTACTGTTCTAACCCATCATAAACTATTAAAAGTGCATGGTGATAATCAGGCATTATGGGCTAATAATATCATGTGCGAACAAGCACGTAGTAATGGCCAGCTATTAAGTTTAATTCACCGCCTTCTTAATAATGAAGATAAGCTGAGTGTAATAAGTGAAGGTTTCCAAGTTAAGGGAGAAAGAAATAAAAGGACTTACAAGTTTTGCCTAGAGTCTTGTATGTTACAAGGACAAGAGCAAGAAGGAGCTAATAAGTATTTCCTTAAGAACCTAATAGACTGGATTGATAGCTTATTACCAGCTAGTAAGGTCACTGAATTAGTAAACTTAGATGGATTAGATAGTAGTAACAAGCGTCATCCTAGCCTAGATGTTAACATTACTTCTGTTGACCTAGAGTCAACGCCAAGGGATGAATTAGTAGAAGGCATTAAGAATAGCATAGAAGATAACATATACCGTAGCATTAAACGTGTATCTATTCAGGATATTAAACGTAGGCTACGGGACATGGTTAAACTTAGTGCTAGTGAAGGCTATAATATAATCAGCAGTAGTCAAGCAACTATACTACGAGCAATGGTTCGTAATGAAATGATGATAGATAAGGTGTTAGCAAGGTATGTTAGCATGTTGACTAATGAAGCTTTTAAGGTTCAAGTAGCAGTACAACGTAATAAGCTGTTTGAAGTAGCGGCTTGGTTTAAGGCTGCTGACATAGAGTTCCAACGTAGAGGCATGTGGGCTACTGGGAAAGTAGAGCAAGCCCTTAGTGAAGTATTAGGTACCGCAGTAGCACCTAAAGAATCATTAGTAGAGAAATTAGCTAGAATTAACGCTAGTAAAGGAGTTAAATAATGTGTAAAGTAATAAGCAAACTAAAGAATCACTTAGTACGTCAACTTGCAATTAAGTTTGACCTAGTACCTAAAGAAGATTTACTAGCAAGCAAGCATAGAAATAAAGCCTTAAGAAATAGAATAGGATACTTACAAGGGCTTGTAGATACGCTACATGAAGAAGAAGCTGATAGAGAACGAGAAGCTCTAAACACCCATGTAGCAGACCTAATGCACCCTCAATAATAGGAGTTAAGTAATGAGTAGTTTACAGGATAGATTAAATGCGATTAGGGCAAATAGTGAGGCTAAAGTAGAAATAAAGATAGAACCTAAGCCTAAAGTAGAAGCTGTTAAGGCAACTCTTACTAATGAGCCTAAACCTGAAGTAAAGCAGGAAACACCGTTCCAGCGTCGTGTTAGACTAATGAAACAAACTAAAGCTGAACAAGCACAAGCGGAACAAGATAAGTCGGTAGAACCTAAGCAGCCAACACTGGCTACTGTAAGTAAGAAGCAGGCAGCTAAGCCTAGCATACAAGGTGTTATTAAGACTAAGACCAAGTTTGAATCTGCTAAGCCTGAAGTAAAGATGGTGCCAGAGAGTGAACATAGTAATAAGAACCTAGTAAATAGAGTAGCTTCGTTACTACAGATTAATGCTAGCCTACAATCCGATAACGTAGCCTTAAAGAATAGAATAGAATCCTTAATGGAGACTAACAAACAGCTTGTTACTGAAGTAGAAGGCATGAAGGAAGTAGAAGCTAAGCTTAATGCGCTGAGCCTAAGAATAGTGGAAGTTGAAAATGCTAACAGTTAAACATGCACTAGCCTTAATAGAAGACTTAAACACTAGACTAGATAGAGTTTATGTTGAACTTCTAACACCTGACTCTGGTCAACCTGTGCTAATGGATGGCATAGAATTGAATAACAAACAACAGGAAGCAGTTGACTTGGCTCTAGCAGGTGAGAACTTTGTACTAACTGGTGCGGCTGGTACTGGTAAGACTCTTACAGTCAACGCTATCGCTAAAGCCCTGTTAGACTGTAAAGCAACTGAGGCTAATCCTGACCCGCATCCATTACCAATGGTTACATTCCGTAATCCGCTCGGCGGCGTTAATGACCAAGAGACTAAGTCAGCTATTGCCTTTGTGGCTTTCACTAATAGGGCAGTAAATAACATGGCTAACAATTTGAGAAGGCTATCACCTGACTTAGTAGATGACCTATACTCTAACTTTATGACTATCCATAAGCTGATAGAAGTAGCACCTGAGTATTACTATGACGCTGACACTGGAAAAGATAAGATGCGCTTTACTCCACGCCGTGATACACTTAATAGATTACCTATTAAAACCTTAGTGATAGAAGAAGCCTCTATGGTTGACTTGTCACTATGGGATAAACTGTTTAGTGCCTTATTACCAGACTGCCAGATTATCCTATTAGGTGACCTTAATCAGTTGCCACCAGTATTCGGTGACGCTATTCTTAATTATGGCCTGATTAAACTACCCGTAGTAGAACTAACTCATGTTTACCGCCAAGCACTAGACTCACCTATTATCCGCCAGATGCACCAAGTGCTTAAAGGTAAACTACCTGTCACCGATACGGATGACTTTCAAGTAGTATATGGTAACATGACTAGGAATAAGCCACTAGGTGCTGATAAGACTGGCATGCAGGTAGCAGGTTTAATGAGGAAGCTATTCATAGCTGGTAAATATAATCCAATACAGGATATGATACTATCCCCGTTTAATAAGGCGGGCTGTGGTACTATCATGCTTAATAAGCTAATCAGTATGTGGCTAGATGACCAGTGCAAGCTGGAAGGTAGTCCTAGGACTGTATATGAAATCATAGCTAGTATGAATAAGCATTACTATGCAGTAGGTGACTTGGTATATGACAGCCAGTCTAAAATGCAGGGAGTTATTAGTGATATCCACATAAATGGTAACTACTATGGTAACACGCCACTAGCTGCCTCGACTGACCTTACCCGCTTTGGTTACCATGACGGTGAAGGTGATGAAGGGCTAGAGGAACTTACCCCTACCGGAACACCTGACTACACTAACTTTAACGTAACAGATATTGTTAGTGGCGACTTAGCATTAGAAGCTGAAGCAGAAAAGAAGATGCTTGCAGCTAGTCATGTTATTACAGTTAAGCTAGAAGATAACACCGAAGTGGAACGTAGTAGTGCTGGTGAAGTTAATGCCTTAGACTTTGGCTACTGCCTAACTTGCCATAAAGCACAGGGCTGTGAGTGGGAAAATGTGTTCATAGTCCTACATAAGTCACACTTTATTGCTAACCGTGAATGGCTATACACAGCAGGTACACGTGCTAAGAAAACCTGTAATATTATCACTAAGCCTGACACTTTAGAAGCTGTAATGAAAAGGCAAAGGATTAAAGGTAATAGCTTAGAAGTTAAGATAAACGCCTTCAATGAAAACTTAATGAAGAAGAAAGATGCTAATGAAACAATACAACAGGTTACATTTAATAGGAGAGAGTATAATGAAATTCAGTAGAGAACTGGTAGGGAAAAATAGGAAAATGGTTAAAGCTTGGGGTAGGCTGTTTGAAGTAAATAAGCGGGCAGAGTATATTACCGCCGAACAAGTAGGCAATAGAGAATTAAGAATTTGTGCTTTTATAACTAAACCCGTACTTAAGCAAGCCATCTGTTATGCTAAAGGCGTAATGCACTGGTATCCTAGTGACTATGATATAGACGAGAGCTGCCTACGGATAGCTTATCCTGCTAGAGTGAAGCATGCTACATTAAAGCCTGAAATTAGTGTTAGGAAAATACTGCCTAGTGGCCAATGTGTTAAACTGAGCAATGTTAGCTAAGAGCCTTATTAAGCTATATCTAAGTCCAGAATGGCATGGAGTAACTAACTGGACTAAGGGATGGGGTGGTAGGCCGCAACACTACGCACCATTATACACTAAAGGTAAGCACTTACTTGCTATATATAAAAAAGGCCTTCCTAAAAACAGACTAGCCCCTATTTGTTGTGCTTCTTGTTTATGGTGTGGAGTTTCAAATACACTCATTCCTTACGGTAAACTACTACCTTACTGCTATGACTGCATAGATGATACACCTGAGGATATAACTACTGTCCATGTAAAAGGTATGAAGTGGAGAGACTTACTTATAAGAGCCTTATGGCCACAATACAATGCACTTGAAGCAGAGTTTATTATCTGCCAAGCGATACAGGAGATGAAATTGGAAAAAACACAGAATCTTGCAAATCCGTCTGAATTAGACTATACTAAGCCCCTTACGCTTAAACAACGGCTACAAGGAGTCAGCAGATGAATACGCAAGAACTACTAGATATTGTTACTGAGTCCGAGTCTATCATAGTAACCATTGAACTATCACAGGCTGGCGTAGTTAAACGCCGTCTATCTAATATGCGTAGTCGCCAACAGGTAGCCTTAGAGGACTTTGCTGACCCCCGTAGGTTAGAGTATAAAATCCTACCTAAAGATAGTACCACTGAGGAGGGTTATGTTAGGCTGCGCATTAGCCTAGTTAAAAAAGGTAAAAAAGTGCTAGGTATTAAAGATATTAAGCCAGCGAGAGAATTCTAATGCAAGCGCACTATGATGAAATTAAGCAGAACTTGAATAGAGTACAGCAAGCATTAGAGAACTCTGATATGGGTGAGATTAATACGCATTTGCTCATATTACAGAAACAACTCCAAGCTACTCCCCATCTGGTAGATATGATGCTACCGGAGGATATTGGTGTGCTAGTGAATGCCGAACGTAAGAGGATGACTCAGGATATACTGCTGGAAAGTATGCCTAAAACCAGAAAGGGTGGTGCTGGTAAGCGTAGGGCTAAGAAGCCTACTATTCAGTTAGACTTAGCTTCATTATCTAAGATAGACGCAAGCGACTTTTAAGTTATGATTAGTTCCACAAAGCCTAAAATATCCCTACAGGATAGAGTTAGAGTAACGGGTAATCCCGGAATTAGTATCAATACTAAAGAGATTCTAGCAATATCCTATTCCTCTATTGAATTATTTAACACTTGCCCCCGTAAGTTTGAGCTGTATAAGATACACCCTATGGAGTTTAAGCGTGACACTAGTCCTGCTTTAAGTCTAGGTAGTGCAGTTGGTGTAGGCTATGCTCGCTACTTAGAACTCACCGCACAAGGTAATAAATCCATAAACCAGATAGCAGATGACGTGCTGCTAGAGACATGGCGTGCTTATTATCCCCCACTAGAAGATAACCTACGTTCTATTAGTAAGGCTCATGTAATTGTAAATGCACTAATGGAAACGCCGTGGGAAGCTAATGGGCAGGATGACCCATGTGATTGGGAGTTAGCCAGCTTTAACGGTAAGCCAGCCGCCGAACTATCATTCTGCATACAGCTAACGCCGAACATAGTCTATACTGGCTACCTTGACGGTGTTATGTATTCCCCTAGCACTGGTGCCTATCGCCCACTAGAGTTAAAGACCTCTTCCCTTACCAGTAACTTAGAAGTAAACTTTAAGAACTCTAGTCAGGGCTTAGCCTATGCACTTATCATAGACACCCTTAGTGGTGGTAAGCAACAAGTATTCGATGTACACTATCGGGTAGCGCAGCTACATAGAACCAAGCAAGATGCCTACCGCCCTAGTGTCTATGATTTCTATTTCCATAAGACACTAATGGATAGACTAGAGTGGCTGATAGGATTACAGTTAGAAGTAGAAAGGATAGGTAGATACTTGGAAGTTAGCATGTTCCCTAAGCGTGGAAGTAGTTGCTTATCATGGGGTAGACCTTGCCCTTTCTATGGTGTATGTAATATAACAAGTGGCACTACTGATAAGATGAAAGAGGAGACTAAGGATTTTCAGTTTTACTTTAAGATAGATGACCTAATAGCAGAAGCATTAAAATTAGTGAAGGAGTCATAATAATGGGTAACCCAAGGAATTGCCCTACATGCAAGCATATAATACCCTTAAGAGAAAACATTAACTTACTTTGTCCTATGTGTAAGGCTACTGTAATGGATATAAGAGCCAAGGCAATAGTTAAGAGTCGTGAGAATAGCATAAGCATAGTAAAAGCAAGCATTAGAGAAAGGCAAATACCATATATGTTCAAGAAGTTTAGAGGCTATAATAATAAGATAAAGGAGGCGTAACATGGCAAACTTAAAAGATTTAGTAGAGGCAAGGAAGCAGCAGATACAGACTAGCTTAACTTTGAAACGGGTGTTAATTTATGGTCAGCCTAAGAGTGGTAAGACTATGCTTGCTGCCAGTATCGCTAAGGTTAAAGGCATTAAGAAAGTATACTGGTTCGACCTAGAGAATGGTAGCTGCACATTACTTAACCCAGCATTGGAACTATCCTCTGAGGACATGGGTAAGATAGAGGTTATTAACCTACCCGATACTAAAGAGTTCCCTATTGCTATTGAAACTATGTTAAAGTTCTGTAGCCATAGAGGTAAGGGTAAGTTAGCCATCTGTGAGGCACATGGTAAAGTGGATTGTAACCAGTGTAAGCCTAAGATGGTACTTGGTATTGCGGAAGTGGCACAGACTACAGAGAATAAATCTGTACTTGTACCTTCTCTTAGTCAGCTAGGTGCCACCGACTGTGTCGTTATTGACAGCTTGTCACAGCTAGGGGATAGTGCCTTTGAAGCTGCTCTTCGTACCACCGCAGGGGATAAGAGTGCCTACGCCAAGTACGGTGAACAAGGTAGGTTACTATCAAACCTGCTAGGTATGCTACAGCAGGCTAGAACTAATATAATCTGTACTACTCATGTTACTGTAAACGAAGCTGAGGATACTAAGAAAGAGACAGTGATTCCTCTATGTGGCACAAGAAATCTCAGCTTAAAGGTAAGTAAGTATTTCAGTACGGTAGTGTATTTGAATCTGGAGTTAAAGAAGTTTAAGGTAGGTAGTAGTCCAGACTATAAGATAAACATTATAGCAGGTGACAGGTTAGGTGTTAAGTTAGAAAGCCTAGACCATGCACCTAGCATGCAGGATTTGTTCTAATGCCTACGGTTACCGTAGTATATAAGGATAAAGAAGTAACATCTGTACCTAAAATATTGTTCTAGTAACAGTTGTCCACTAGGCTCTGGCTGATTACCTAGTATCTTAATAAAATAGAGAGTGGAATAGGAGAGTAGAAAAATGGGATTGATGGATAGCTTGTTAGATAGTAGCTTAGATGATGTAGAGACAGCACCGGAGTTTGTAGACTTGCCTAATGGTGAGTATGTCCTCCACATTAAGAAGTCAGAGGCTAAAGAAATGCCCGCTAAAGAGGATAAGCCTGCCGCCGTTGCAGTCACTGTCACCTATGAAGTACGGCAGACTATTGCTCTGGCTGACACAAGCAAGGAACCAGTAGATGAAGGCAGCCTGAGTTCTGAACGGTTTAACCTGACGGAACAAGGTAAGCCTTACTTCAAACGTTACTTACAGAATATCTTTGGTGACACTACTGGTGTTAGCTTAGGTGAAAGTATTCAGGCACTCAATGGTCTGGATATTACTTGCGTTGTACGCAACAATGAGTCCCAAGGTAAGTCCTACATGGCTACTAGGCGCCAAGCCAGCGCCTAGTTTATTAACTGAGTAAGGCTAAACACATGCTGGCTCTGTGTATAAACCAGCACTATTTATTAAGGAGTAGCAAATGAAAAGAACATGGAGAGATAACCCAAAGAAGAATCCGGCAGCACGTAGAAAACGGCCAGTCGAAGTAGTAGAGATGCGCCGACGGAATGCAGATAAGGAACCAGAACCTACGGTAGGCTTCCGTACTAAGTTAGGTGAGTTTGTCACGAAGTTCTGGTATAGGGACGGTGTTGAGCATAAGCACAGATCACGTTCTAAGTATAACCCGCATTAAAGGTAAAGCACACGCTGGTTCTGTGTGAACCAGCACATTTACGCATGGCGGTTAGCTCTAAGCGGGAAAGTAGGACGTTAGTTTGCATTAGCACTACCCGTAACCTAGTAGGAGACATTGCTTAACCTACACCTGAGAAACTAGGTGTCCTTGGAACTAGCTGCCAGCCGTAAG